TTCAACTCATTTTAAAGATGATCTTTATTTTGTTTCACCGGGTCAAATATATATGTATAATTTAAAACCACATTTAGATTATTGCTTTGTAAAACCACTTAAAAACCAAAACTTATTAGAGAACAGGAAAGAACAACCTAATGTTGGTATAGTAAAATACACTAATAATGCTTTAGAAGCAATAGGAATCACTCCTGGAACACTTATTACATTCACCCCTAACTCTGAATTTGAGTTTATTATAGAAGGTGAACGACTTTATTGTATGAAATCAAATGATATAGCCTTAACGCATGAATACCAAGGAAACGAAGAAGAAAATAATCCAAGCTGGGCAAAAAGCAATTGAGGAGTTAATTAAGGTAGCAAAAGAAAAGATTGTTGACTCAGACGACGATGTAAGCGCTGATAGATTAAAGAATGCTGCCGCTACTAAAAAGCTAGCCATAATGGATGCTTTTGAAATATTAACTAAGATACAAACAGAGGAAGAGATGTTAAATGAAAAACCTAAAGAAGTTAAAGTTGAAAAAACTTTTAGAGGTTTTGCAGAAGGGAGAAGTAAGTGAGTTACAAACAAACTCTTTGGAAAGAAATTAAGGACGTTGTAAATCCTAAGATATTAGCTAAAAACAATAGGTTTAAAAAATGGGATTATGGTTATAATTCTGATTATGATTTTATAGTAATAAGTAAAACAGGTAAAATTGGACAAATCATTGAAATACAGAATCTCAGGATTGCTTTACCAGCAACAGATGAACCGTATAAACGAAGCGAAAAGAAAATTGAACAACACTGGGAAAAACAAGAGTACCCAAGAGAGTTAAGTAAGATTAAGAGCAGATTTGATTGGGAAGAATATCCAAATGAATTTAAAGAAAAGTGGTATGACTACATTGATAAAGAATTTGAAAAAAGAGATAAAGGATTCTGGTTCTATAATAAGGGTCTGGCTACTTACATTACTGGTACTCACTATATGTATTTGCAATGGTCAAAAATCGACATTGGAGCACCAGATTATAGGGAAGCAAATAGACTCTTCTTTATATTTTGGGAAGCATGTAAAGCAGATACAAGGTGCTACGGAATGTGCTACCTTAAAAACAGACGATCTGGATTCTCTTTTATGTCAAGCGCAGAACTTGTTAACCAAGCTACAATATCTTCCGACTCTAGATTCGGTATATTGTCCAAGTCTGGTGCAGATGCCAAAAAAATGTTCACGGATAAAGTTGTACCCATATCAGTTAACTACCCGTTCTTTTTTAAACCCATTCAAGATGGTATGGACCGGCCAAAAACTGAACTGGCTTATAGAGTTCCAGCATCTAAACTTACTAGAAGAAAGCTTGAGTCGAATGAACAGCTTAGAGAACTAGACGGACTTGACACAACTATTGACTGGAAAAACACGGGTGATAACTCTTATGATGGTGAAAAGCTAAAACTATTAGCTCACGATGAAAGTGGTAAATGGGAGAGACCTGATAATATATTAAATAACTGGAGGGTTACAAAAACTACATTACGTCTTGGTTCTAGAATCGTAGGTAAATGTATGATGGGTAGTACTTCAAATGCTTTAGACAAAGGTGGAAACAACTTTAAAAAATTATACTACAATTCAGACGTTACAAAAAGAAATAGAAACGGACAAACATCTTCTGGACTCTATAGCTTGTTCATTCCTATGGAGTGGAACTACGAAGGATTCATCGATACTAATGGATTACCTGTCTTCATTGGAGGCAAAACTCCAGTCAAAGGAGTTGATGGTTATGAAATTACAATTGGAGTCATTGAACATTGGGAAAACGAAGTTGATGGTTTAAAATCTGACCAAGATAGTTTAAATGAATATTATCGTCAGTTTCCAAGAACAGAGCAACATGCTTTTAGAGATGAGACAAAAGCTTCTTTATTTAACTTAACTAAAATCTACCAACAAATAGATTATAATGAAGAATTAAATAATTCAGCTTCAGTTACTAAAGGTAGTTTTCAGTGGGTTAATGGTGTAAAAGACAGTAAAGTGGAATTTTACCCTAGTAAGGAAGGTAGATTCCAAGTAAGCTGGGTGCCACCTAAAAATTTACAAAATAGAGTAATTATAAAAAATGGATCTAAATATCCTGGTAATGAACATATTGGAGCTTTTGGTTGTGATAGTTATGATATATCAGGAACTGTTGATGGTAAAGGATCTAATGGAGCTTTACACGGATTAACTAAGTTTTCCATGGAAGATGCACCACCAAACCATTTCTTTTTAGAATATATATCAAGGCCACAAACGGCTGAAATATTTTTTGAAGATATATTAATGGCTTGTGCTTTTTACGGTATGCCAATATTAGCTGAAAATAACAAACCTAGATTGTTATATTATTTTAAGCGAAGAGGATATAGAGGGTTTTCAATGAATCGTCCTGATAAAATTTGGAATAAACTTTCTACAACTGAAAAAGAAATAGGTGGAATACCTAATTCAAGTGAAGATATTAAGCAAGCGCATGCTGCTGCTATTGAGCATTATATAGAAAACTATATAGGACTGGTAAATGACACTCATGGAGACATGTACCATCAAAAAACATTAGAAGACTGGGCTAAGTTTAATATTAACAATAGAACAAAGCACGATGCTTCAATTAGCTCTGGATTAGCTATAATGGCTTGTAATAAAAATAAATATAGACCAGTAGCTCAAAGAACTAAAAAAGATTTTAATTTAGGTTTTAAAAGATACGATAATAAGGGAAATATTTCACAAATAATAAAATAAATGCAGATAAACAGTAATCCTAATAGCATATTCCCGGATCAGGTAGTACCTGATGCAGAAAAAGCAACTATGGAATATGGCTTGCAAGTAGGTAGAGCTGTAGAAAGTGAATGGTTTTCAGGATCTAGATACGGAGTTTACAGATTTTCAAGTAATTATAATAATTTTCATAACTTAAGATTATATGCTAGAGGTGAACAGCCTGTGCAAAAGTATAAAGATGAACTTGCTATAAATGGTGATTTATCTTATTTAAATTTAGATTGGAAACCTGTACCAGTTATATCCAAGTTTGTAGATATAGTAGTAAATGGTATGTCTCAAAAATCTTATGAAGTAAAAGCATTTGCTCAAGATCCTGAATCTTTAAAAGCGAGAACTAAATACGCTGAAGAGCTAAATATGGATATTCAGCAAAAAGAACTACAACAGTCTATATTGCAAAGCACTGGAATTGATTTAAGTAGTGCTCAAGGAAGAAATTTAAACATTGAAAATGAGCAGGAATTAGAAGTTCACATGCAGATGGATTATAAACAATCTGTTGAAGTAGCGGAAGAAGAAGTCATTAACAATATACTTGATTTTAATAAATATGAACTAATTAAAAGAAGGTTTAATTACGATTTAACTGTACTTGGCATTGCAGCTGTTAAAACTGATTTCAATTTATCTGAAGGAGTTACTATAGATTACGTGGATCCAGCTAATTTAGTTTATTCTTATACTGATGACCCTAATTTTGAAGACATATATTATGTAGGTGAAGTTAAATCTATTAGCTTACCAGAACTTAAAAAAGAATTTTCTTATTTAACAGACTATGAACTAGAAGAAATCCAAAAATACACTGGTAATGAAAATTACCTAAGAAATTGGAACGGCAGAAACGATAACCAAACTATTCAAGTTTTATATTTTGAATATAAAACATACGCAAATCAGGTCTTTAAAATAAAGAAAAATGAAAACGGTTTTGAAAAAGCTTTAGAAAAATCTGATACATTTGATCCACCTAAAAACGATAACTTTAAAAAAGTATTTAGGTCAATTGAAGTTCTATACTCAGGAGCTAAAATACTAGGCCACAACAAAATGTTAAAATGGGAGTTAGCTAAAAGCATGACTAGACCAGAAGCAGATACTACTAAGGTTAATATGAATTATAATATTGTTGCCCCTAGAATGTATAAAGGACGTATACAATCATTAGTATCTCGTATTACTGGTTTTGCTGATATGATACAGTTAACACATTTAAAGTTGCAACAGGTGATGTCTAGAATAGTACCTGATGGTGTTTATTTAGATATGGATGGTTTAGCAGAAGTTGATCTCGGTAATGGTACTAACTACAACCCAGCCGAAGCTTTAAATATGTATTTTCAGACGGGTTCTATTGTTGGTAGGTCACTTACTCAAGATGGTGACCCAAATATGGGTAAAGTTCCTATTCAAGAATTACAATCATCTTCAGGGCAAGGTAAAATTGGCTCTTTAATTAATACTTACCAGTATTATTTACAAATGATCAGGGACGTAACTGGATTAAACGAAGCTAGAGATGGTAGCCAGCCAGATAGAGACGCGTTAGTAGGATTACAAAAAATGGCAGCTAATGCTTCAAATACAGCTACTAAACATTTAATGCAAGCTAGCTTGTATTTAACTCTTAGAACATGCGAAAATATATCTCTTAGAGTTGCTGATGCTTTAGCTTTTCCTTTAACTAAAAATGCTTTAGAAGGAAGCATATCTAGCTACAACGTAGGAACATTAGAAGAATTAAGTAAATTAAATCTTCATGATTTTGGTATATTTATAGAACTAGAACCAGATGAAGAAGATAAACAAGTACTAGAACAAAATATTCAAATAGCTTTAAAAGGTGGTCAAATAAATTTAGAAGATGCTATAGACATTAGAGAAGTTAATAACTTAAAATTAGCTAATCAAATGTTAAAGCAAAGAAGGAAGCAAAAACAAAAACAAGATCAAGCTGCTGCTCAAGCTAACATACAAGCTCAAGCTGCTGCTAATGCTCAAACTGCTGAAAAAGCAGCTATGAATGAAGTTCAAAAACAACAAGCGGTTGCTGAAACTAAAATACAAATTGAAAAATCTAAAATTCAATTAGAGATACAAAAAATGCAGGAAGAAGCCCAAATTAAAAGACAGTTAATGGAAGTTGAATTTGGTTATAATATGCAACTTGCACAAGCTACAGCTCAAAGAGAAACTATGAGGGAAGCTGAAATTGAAGATAGAAAAGATAAAAGAACTAGAATACAGGCTACACAACAAAGCCAAATGATAGATCAAAGAAAAAATGATTTATTACCAACAGATTTTGAGTCCTCAAATAACACGTTAGGAGGACTTGGATTAGGGGAGATTACTCCTTAATATTTTTATTAATTATTATATTATATTATGTCAGAAACAATTCAAGATAAAGAAAAAAAACCTTTAAAAGTAAAGGTTAAAAAACCAACTTTAAAAACAAAAGAAAACAAATTACACAAAGTTGATTTAACAAAAAAAGAAGAAATAAAAAAAGATGCCGTTCAAGAACAAAAGCCAGATGATAGCAATGCTGTTATCGAAGAAAAGAAAAACGAGGCAAGTAGCGAAAAAGTGGTTGAAGAAGTACGGCCCACCGAAAAAGAAAAAGTAACTTCTCCAATATCTGAAATAACAGAAGAAGATATTAAAGAAGAAATAAAAGAAACAACTAAAGAGTTAAAAGAAGCAGTTAGAGATGAAAAAGTATTAGGTAGACAATTACCTGAAAACATCGACAAACTAGTTTCATTTATGGAAGAAACAGGTGGAACAATAGAAGATTATACAAGATTAAATGCAGATTATTCTAATATAGATAATACTGCTTTACTTAAAGAATATTATAAAAAGACTAAACCACATCTTAATCAAGAAGAAATTAACTTTGTTTTAGAGGATAATTTTTCATATGACGAAGATTTGGATGAAGAGCGAGATATAAAGAAAAAGAAACTTGCTCATAAAGAAGAAATTGCCAAAGCCCGAAAGTTTTTGGAAGAAACGAAGAGTAAATACTACGATGAAATCAAGTTGAGGCCAGGAGTAACTCAGGAACAACAAAAAGCGATGGACTTTTTCAATAGATACAACGAAGAACAAAAAGTAGTTAGTCAACAACATGATGCGTTTAAGCAAAATACTAATAAATTTTTTACTGAAGAATTCAAAGGTTTTGATTTTAATCTTGGTGAAAAGAAGTTTAGATATGGAGTTTCAGACGCTAATGAAGTTGCTGATAAGCAATCTAATTTATCAAATTTTGTAGGGAAGTTCCTTGACGATAACGGTAATGTTAAAGATTATAAAGGTTATCATAAAGCTATTTTTACAGCTCAGAACGCTGATACAATTGCTAATCATTTTTACGAGCAAGGCAAAGCCGACGCTGTTAAAGATGTAATGGCTAAATCTAAAAATATAAGTAATGAAGCTAGAAGCACTGCTTCTGGTGATATTTTTATTGGTGGATTTAAAGTAAAAGCTATATCTGGCGCTGATAATTCTAAGTTAAAAATAAAAAGTAAAAAATAAACAATTAATAAAAAAACATATAAAATATGGCTTTTAACACAAGTGGAAGTTTTCCTGCTTCTTTAGTGCCTTCGCAATCACAGATGACTTTGTCAACAAATTATCTTGATTTCACTGGCTCTGCTGGAGGAAACTTTGCACAACAATATCTACCTGAGCTTTATGAAGCTGAAGTAGAAAGATACGGAAACCGAACAATTGGTGGTTTCTTAAGAATGGTTGGCGCTGAAATGCCAATGACATCTGACCAAGTTGTTTGGTCTGAACAAAATAGATTAAATATTGCCTACAAAAAAGCACAAATGGTTGCTGGTGGTGGTGCTAATGATGATATTACAGTTGTAATAAACATTGATGATGCACAACCGGACATAGCTGCTGCTGATAGATCAGGTGCCATAAGAATAGGTCAAACTGTTTTACTTTCTGATAACGCTACTGGACTTATAGTTCAAAAAGCTTTAGTTCAAAATGTAACTACTACTACTAGAACTAATGATACTTTAGAAATTAAATTTTACGGTACAACTGTTAATTCTTTAGGAACTGCTGCTGATGGAGTAAATCTATTTGTATATGGTTCTGATTTTGGAAAAGGTGCTATTGGTATGGCTGGTTCTATTGAGCCTTCTTTTACTCAATATTCTAATTCTCCAATTATATTAAAAGATAGCTATCAGATAAATGGTTCTGACGCTGCTCAAATTGGTTGGGTAGAAGTTGCTACTGAAGATGGACAGTCTGGGTACTTATGGTATTTAAAAGCTGAGTCTGAAACTAGACTTAGATTTGAAGATTCATTAGAAATGGCTATGGTGGAAGGTGAATTTATGGATCCTGCTAACCCTTATAATAATGCTAATGCTACTTTTGATTTTGGTGGACCAGCTAACGCTGCTATGGCAACTAGAATTAAAGGTACTGAAGGTTTATTTGCTGCTGTTGAGTCAAGAGGTAATGTGTACTCTGGATTTGCTGGTGCTGCTGCTCCTGGTTCAGGTGCTTTAGGCGATTTTGATGCTATCCTTAAACAATTAGATAAGCAAGGTTCAATTGAAGAAAACATGTTATTTTTATCTAGAGCTACTGCTCTTGATTTCGATGATATGATTGCTGCTATGAACGGAGCTTATGCTTCTACAGCTGCTGCTTCTTACGGTCTTTTTGACAATGACGGTGATATGGCATTAAACTTTGGATTTTCTGGTTTTAGAAGAGGTTCTTATGACTTCTATAAAACTGACTGGAAATATCTAAATGATGCTTCAACTAGAGGTTTATCTAAAGAAATTGATGGTGTAATGGTTCCTGCTGGAACAACTACAGTATACGATCAAATGTTAGGATCTAACATTAGACGTCCTTTCTTACATGTAAGATATAGAGCTTCTGAAACTGAAGATCGAAGAATGAAGTCTTGGATTACTGGCTCTGTCGGTGGTGCATATACTGATACTTTAGATGCGATGACTGTAAGTTTCTTATCTGAAAGATGTTTAGTAACTCAAGCTGCTAATAACTTCGTGTTATTCAAAGGAGCTTAATTAATTATTAACATTTAAAAATTTAAGAAAATGGGTTATATATCATTTAACAAAGGTGGAGGAGATGTAGATCTTATTCCAGCTGAAAACATAGTTCACGTTAGCGCTGCTGATGCGGACAATATACAAATATCATACGGCGTTGGTCTAGGTACTAGTCCTGCTGTTATGACAGCTGACGTAGTATATGCAACTGCTTCGGCGGCTCAATATGCTACAGTTAGAGGTTTAGTTAATGCTGCAATTGAAAAAGCAAATGGAGCATCTGGACCTGCTATACCTGTTGGTTTACCAACATTGGTTACAGCTGTTCACATTAAGTCTGTAGACGTTTCGTCTTAAGACTAGTAATAAGATCCCGCTTCGGCGGGGTCTTTTTTAACTATTATATTATATTATATTATGGAAACAAAAGAAAACAAAAAACCTACAGCAAAAGCTGTAAAAGCGGTTGAAGAAATCGTTGAAACTCCTACAGTAAAAAAAGATACTTGGGAGTATAAAGATAGAAATTACTATTTAGTGAATGATAAAAATCCTTTAACTTATACAATATCAAGTAAACACTCAAGAAGATACCCTTTAGTATGGTTTGACCCAGAAAAAGGTTATGAAAGAGAATTAAGATATGCTACTAACCAAAGAAGTATATTTGTAGATGAACAAAAAGGAAGCGTAACGCTACAGCATGTTGTTTTTGAAAAGGGTCATTTAGGAGTTCCTAAAGAAAAAAGGAATTTACAAGAATTTTTAGCTAAACATCCTCATAAAGGAATTATATTTGAAGAATTTGATGCAGAAGTAGTTGCAGAAGATGACTTTGACAACTTAGCTTTAGAAATATCTGCTATGAATGTTGCTTACGATATGGACATTGATCAAGCTGAAGCTATATTAAGAGTGGAAGTTGGCTCTAGTGTTTCTAACTTAAGTTCTAAAGAATTAAAAAGAGATTTAATTCATTTTGCTAAAAGAAACCCTAAATTATTTTTAGATCTTTCTGAAGATGAAAATGTTGTATTAAGAAATTTTGCTATTACGGCTAAAGAAAGAAATATAATAAAATTAGATAATGATCAAAGAACATTTAAATGGGCTGCTAATAATCGTAAATTAATGACAGTACCTTTTGACGAAAATCCATATTCAGCTATTGCTGCATGGTTTAAAACAGATGAAGGACTTGAAGTTTACAGATCTATAGAGAAAAAATTTAAATAACAAGTGACTATAATTAAGGGTGGTTTTATCGCCACCCTTTTTTTTTAAAAAAATTAAAATGGCAATAAACGTAAATACGGTATATACCACAGTTTTAAATATTCTTAATAAAGAACAAAGAGGATATTTAACACCTGATGAGTTTAACAAAATAGCTACTCAAGTTCAATTAGAAATTTTTGAAAAGTTTTTTGAGGATTATAATCAATATATACGTATGCCAAAAACAGATGTAGAGTTTGCATCTAGGATGGATCATATAATGGAAGAGTTTCAAGTGTTTGAAAAAACTGAGTTTGCAGACAATACAACTCCTCCAACATCTAACGTTTATGACCAACCAACAGATTTACATAGATTTGGATCTGCTACTTGGAACAAAGGCACAAATTCACCTCCAATAGAAATATTAAGTAATAGAGATTACAATAGAGTAAAACTCTCTCCTTTAACTCAACCTACAAACAACTTCCCTGTTGCTAAATACCAACAAGATAAATTAACTGTATTTCCAAGTCCAACTATTTTTGCTAACACAGATGTTACTTTTAACTATATTAGAAAACCACTAGATGTAGTTTGGGCATATAGTGTAGGGTCATTAGGACAATATGTATATGAACCTACCAATACAGGTGCTGGTATTATTCCAACTACTGGATCTGTTAATTTTGAAATAAGCGAAAGTCAACAAACTGAAGTTATATTGGAAATATTAAAATATTCTGGTATAGTAATAAGAGATCCACAAATAATTCAAGCTGCATCAAGAGAGCTAGCTCAAGAAGAAGTAAATTCAAAAAGATAAAAAATGGGATTAATAAACGAAACTAACGCTCAATACTACGCTGGTCAACAAGCTTTTACTAATTCTGTAAATACTTTATACACTTGGACAGGTGACACATCATTAGTTACTTCTCCAAAACCTAATTTTAAAGTTTTAAAAAACGGTGTTGAATTAACATTAACTACGGATTATAAAGTTACTGGCAATGAAATAACCTTAATAGTTACCCCTGTTTTAACCGATGTAATAGTTATACAATTACTAGAGCAGTCTATTTGGGACAATTATGGTAGTTATGCGTATGTTACTTTAACAGATATTGTAAACAATTTTATGGTAGCTTATGTTGGTTTAGATAAATTAATTCCAAGAGTTAAAAGATCTGATGTTATATTTCATGCTAAAAGAGGGTTACAAGAATTTAGTTATGACACTTTAAAATCTGTTAAATCACAAGAACTTACTATTCCACCAAGTTTATCTTTAGCAATTCCACAAGACTATGTTAACTACGTTCAACTGTCTTGGGTTGATTCATCTGGTGTTAAGCATATTATATACCCAACAAGATTAACTAGCAACCCAACACAACCTTTATTACAAAATGTAGATGGAACACCAGAGCAAGATAATGACGGAGAAAACTTAGAGTCTCAACAAGCTATAACAAATGAAAGGTGGGCTGGAAATGACAATTTAAATATCACAGGACAACTAACTGATCAATTGTTTCAAAACGCTGACGTGTATGATCTTTCTTTTGCCAAAATAGCTTATGGAGAAAGATACGGTTTAGAGCCTGAAATATCTCAAAAAAACGGTTGGTTTACTATAGATGAAAGAGAAGGTAAATTTAGTTTTTCAAGTAGTTTAGCAAATGAATTAATAATACTAGAATATATATCAGATGGCCTTGCTTACGATATGGATAGCAAAATACCTAAAATGGCTGAGCAAGCTATATATATGCATATAGCATATAGTATATTATCTAGTAAAATTAACATACCAGAATATATTGTTCAAAGGTTTAAAAAAGATAGAAGAGCTCAATTAAGAAACGCTAAAATAAGATTAAGTAATATAAAGCTAGAAGAATTTACACAAGTAATGAGAGGTAAATCTAAGTGGATTAAACATTAATACATGGCTGAAATAAAAAATACTTTCCTCAAGTCTAAAATGAATAAAGACTTAGACGCTAGGCTTTTACCTAATGGTGAGTATAGGGATGCTCAAAATATTAATATAAGTAGATCAGAAGGTCCAGACGTCGGTGCTATTGAAAATGTTTTAGGTAACATAATAAAAGGTGTTAATGTAAGTTTAAAAGAAGACATAGCAGCTTTAGAAAGGCAAAAGGTAACAGAAAAGTACGGCACTGTAATAAGACCAACTGAGCTAACTTTACCTAATTTAGAAATAATAGGTTATTATATGGATATATTTAACGATAAAATATATTTGTTTTTAACTGATTATACTGATGGTTCTAACGATCAATTAAGTAATTTTGCACCTGCAGATTACATAGATACATCTAGTGGTTTTCCAGGTGTTTTTATTTACAAAGGAGCTGGATGTTATATAGCTGAATATAATGTTATTACAAATACTTATAGGGTTTTAATTGCTGGAAATTTCCTTAATTTCTCTAAAACACAACCTATTTTAAACGTAAACTTATTAGAAGATTTATTATTTTGGACTGATAATAGGAATCAACCAAGGAAAATAAATATACAAAGAGCATTCGATGATAGCTATGAATTTTCAGGAATTAATAATCCTTATTATTTCAATGAAGATCAAATATCTGTTTCTAAGTTTGCTCCATATGAAGCTTTTAGTTTTTTAGATGCATCTAATAATCCTACTTTAATTTCAAATTCACAACAGTACTTACCTGCTCATATTATTACTACAGCTGTGTATACTAGTGCTTCAGGTTTATTCACGTTTTCAAGTCCTGCTTATTCTACTATAGTTCAAGATGCTAACAACCCTGATTTAAAAGCTCAAGCAACTGGAGTTATTGGAGATAAAATTACTATAAATAACGAAGATGAGTATATTGTTACAAGTGTGTCTACGCTAAGTGTAACAGCAACTTCAGCTATAGGTAAATATGTAAATGGTTCAACTGTTAAAGTAATGGTACAAAGGGCAAATCCAGAATATAACAGTAGTTATAAAGGAGACACTAATTTACTAAAAGATGAATTTGCCAAATTTAGCTATAGATTTAAATATGAAGATGATGAGTATTCTTTAATAGCTCCATTTACACAGTCTGCTTTTGTTCCACAGCAGTTCGGTTATTTTATAAATGACGATGAGCAAGTAACTTTAGAAAGTGGCAATGTTAGCTTTATGGAAAATAGGGTTGACCAAGTTAAATTAAACTTAATACTACCAGACTTAGGGTCTAATGTAAAAGATAATTTAAAAATATCAGAACTACAAATATTAGTAAAAAACTCTGATGAGTTAGCAGTTAGAGTTATAGAAGACGTCCCAGTAAGCGTTTTAACAGCTCTAGGAGCAACAGATAAATACCAGTATAACTATTTATCATCCAAGCCACTTAAAGTGCTTCCTGAAGCAGAATTAATAAGGGTGTTTGACAAAGTTCCCATAAGAGCATTAACACAAGAGGTAGTATCTAATAGAGTTGTTTATGGTAATTTTTTAGATAAACATAGTTCTCCAGACAACTTGCATTATGATTTAAATTATAATCAAAAAACTTACCCGTCTGGAAGCAGTGATCAAGATCAAGCAAATAGGAACTTAAGCAATGAGTTTCCTTTACATACTTTAAAGCAAAACAGAAGTTATCAAGTTGGTATAGTGTTAGTTGATAGATATGGTAGGGCTTCAAATGTATTATTAAATGATGAAAATAATATAACTGCAGGTAGTAAAAATTCTACTATATATACTTCATATGAAAACTTCGGAACTAATAGTGTTAACTTTACTGGTAATTATTTAGATTTAACTTTAAGATCTGAGATTCCTTTAACGTTATCTAAAAAAGGTTATCCAGGTTTATATTCACAAACAAACCCATTAGGATATTATAGCTATAGAATTGTTGTAAAACAACAAGATCAAGATTACTACAATGTTTACACGCCTGGTGCTTTAGCTGGGGAAATATATTGGGATACTATTGGTTATACTGAAAACAACACTGACTTTCCTGTAGCTAATGGGGCAGGTAACTCTGAATTTTTACCATCTTTTATTTCCACTAATAAATTATCTACATTAACTTTAAGTGGAGATAACATAAATAAAGTTCCAAGAGAGTTAAATACTATTAGTGGTAATCAAGATACTTTCGGTAGTGAAACTTTATTGTTTAATAGAGTAAACCCTATATATGCTTATGGCACTACATCTTACAACAAACAATCTTCTATTGGGCCTAAAGGATCTAAAGTTGTTTCTATTCAACCTTTTAGAGATTTGGGAAGATGGACAACTACTAAAGGTGAATTGTACCCAGGTGGAATTAACGATGCTGCTGACAGTACAACGCAAAATCCTATACCTTGGTATCCATATTTTGTTGGTGGTAGCGCTGCTGCGGATTTTAAATTTAACTTTCATGACATACTCTTTGATGCACAAGCAAATCCTTTTGTTGCAGTTATAGAAACTGTTGGTTTTAAAATAGGAGCAACACCTTCATATGCTGATAAATACAATATAGAAAAAGCTTGGCAAGATTTAGGTGTTTTTGAAACTGAACCTACTAAATCTGTTTTAGATATTTTTTGGGAAAGTTCAAGCTCAGGTTTAATATCTGATTTTAATAATGAAGTGGTTAGTCTTGTTCCTAAAGGAGTTGAAGATTCAGCTGGCAATAACACGACGTCATTAGGGCAAAATGTACAATATATACATACAGAATCCACTGCTAGTGGTGCAGACGCTACATTGTTTTTTGAACTAGTAGATGCTGCTGGAACTAAACTTACAACAAATTCTACTTTGTCAATAGATTTAGTAACTGATGGAACTGGTGCTGATAGATCTGCAGAGTTTCAAATATTAACAGATAACACTGGAAGTGTTACTAAATATAAAATACAAACAAACGCTTTATTTGTATTTAACTCAAATGCTAACGTAAATGAAAATTATACATTTAATTTACTAGCTACTGATACTTCTGCTTCACCAACACCTTTATATACTAATGCTCCTATTAGAATAAGTAATTGCCAACTACTAGACATAGCGCCTATATTTAATAACAATCCACCAGCTGTAGTTAGAGAACCTATAGGTAACTTGTTTACTATGACAGCTGATAGCTTCTTAAATGGTTCAATTGATACTAGTAGAAATAAAGAGCAATTGTTTTTAGCAGTTGTAGACGCAACTACCGAAGCTTTGTATCCGGAAATATATGTAGTTCCTAATACTGGGTCTAATCAAGACAGAACAATTATAGCAAGCAGCTTAGCAGTTGATGGTGTATATAAATTAAAACTAATTGATGCTAACGGTACTGGTTTAAGTACTTTATCTAGTCAATTTGATGTAATATTTACTCAATAACAAGTGATAGTATATTATGGCTAAAATAAAGTTTTTCAATGCTTTTGTATTAAAAAAGAATATAAATAATACTACTGGTACTGGTGATGCTGCATATCAACCTGTTTTTCCTGGGTTACCTAGCAATCCTCAAAACTACCCTCTATATCCTACTTCTGCTAATTCACCTTTAGGAAGAATAAAACCTATAACAACACTTAGCGATAACGATAGAAACTGGATTATTGAAGAAGCTAGAATTACTGGTGGTTTTAACAACGTTAATGGTGGCTACGGCGTTAGAGCTTATTTAATAGAAGATACTAATGAGCAAATAAGAAGACCAAATGCTTTGATTTACTCTGGGCTGTACAACTCTATAACTAATGTTAATGATACTAATGTTTTTTCCGTTGGTGAACAAATAACAAAAGCAGTTGATCCAATGTATGGTTCTATACAAAAACTAAATGCTTTAGACAGTAATTTAGCTATATTCCAAGAAAATAAAGTAAGTAGGGCTTTAATAGATAAAGATGCTATTTATTCAGCTGAAGGAAATGCTGCATTAACTTCTACAGATAATGTGATTGGTCAGATAACACCTTATGTAGGTGAATATGGAATAAGTAAAAACCCAGAAACATTGGCTGTTTATGGGTATAGAAGATATTTTGTAGATAAATATAGAAATGCTGTAATGAGGTTATCAAGAGATGGTATGACACCTATATCTCAATATGGCATGTCAGATTATTTCAGAGACGAGCTTGGTAAAATAGAAGATCAATTTAAAGAGTTTACTTTTACATGTGTTTTTAATACTGCTCAAACAATAGCACCTTTTAAAATAAATGTAACCGGATCTAATGTTAGTTTTATAGAAAAAGGCATGCAAGTTACTATACCTCAGTCTACCGGAAGTATAATAGCAAATGTTGTTGGCGTGTTTGATGAAAATAACATATACTTAGATAGAAGCCCTGGCACACCTATAGCCGGTGATATAACTTTTACTAAATACATTAAAGATAGAATTGTAGCGGGTTATGACGTGCACAATCAAAACTATGTTGTATCTACTCAAGATAAAGATGTAGTTCCAAATGGCACTGATATTTTCAATACAGTCGCTTTTGAAGACGCAATAAATGGTTGGGTAAGTTTTTACACTTACGAGCCTAAATTTATGGCAAGTTTAAAAAATAAATATTATAGTTTTTACGATTCTGATATTTACGAGCATTACGACAATACAACTAGAAATAATGCTGGACTATTTTACGGAGTTAGAAGTAACTCAAATATAACTTTCATATTCAACCCTATTGTTTCTGTAACAAAAAACTTTAATACAGTCTCTTATGAGGGAAGTAATGGCTGGCAAATAGATTCTTATGAGTCAGATTTACAAGGTTTTGATTTAGTTAATAGTAATTATATAGAAAATCAAGATATTACAAACTCTGTTAAAAGTTATGATGAAGGTTTATATACTCAAAATGGTATACCTTTTAGGGCTGGTTTTAATAGAAAAGAAAATAGATATGTAGCCAACTTAGTTAGCAATAGCACAGTAAGAGCAGGTGAAGTTATATTTGGAAATGCTATGTCAGGAATAAAAGGTTATTTTGCAACTGTAAAAATATCTACAGACAATACCACTCAATTAGGTGGACCAAAAGAATTATTTAGCGTATCATCAAATTACGTATTATCATCTTATTAAAATTTAAAATATGACAGAATCAGAAATAGGATTAGCAATAGCAGGTACTAAAGCAGTGGCTGGTATGTTTGCGGCTTTCCAAGCTAATAAAGCAAAAGGGGATGCTGAAGATCAAAAAACAATAATAAAAAATTTAGAAGAATCTAGACAAGCTATTATAAATCCATATGCAGATATAACAAATCCTTATGCTAATTTAAGTGTTGCTACACAAGCAGCTGAAATGCAAGCAGAACAAGCAGATTTAGCTTTAGCAAACACATTGGATAATTTAAGACAAACTGGAGCTGGTGGAGCAACTGCTTTAGCTCAAGCAGCTTTAAAATCTAAACAAGGAGTTTCTGCTACTTTAGAAACACAAGAAGCAAACAATGAGAAATTAAGAGCTCAAGGAGAATTACAAGCACAAAGAATGGAAGCTTTAGGTAAGCAGTTTGTTTTTGAACAGCAAGAAACAAGGGAAATGGGACAATTAAATAGGGCTCAAGCTCTACTAGAAAACGCACAAGCACAACAGATGGCATCAAGGGGGCAAGGTTTAGGCGCTTTTACAAGTGCTTTAGGTACTTTAGCAACTACTGAAGATCTTGGATCTGTTTTTGGTGGAGACGACGGTTATAACCCGCCAAGATCAAAACCTTATAGTTAAATAATAAATTATGGCAGGAACATATTACAACCCAGGAAGGGTAATAGATACAAGCGTTGGTCAATTTACTAAAGGCGTTGAAGATATTGAAAAGTCTTTAGCTAAACAAGCTGAGCTAAGAGAAAATGAAGAGAAAAATAGGATTAAACTTCAGAATAAACTTAATGAAGATTTATTAGGTTTATCATCTAGCGTTAATGAATTTCCTGAATACGCTGAAATAACTATAGATGATCAAGTAAAGTCAACTCTACAAGATAAATACGAAGAAGTTTATAGGTTAGGTATAGATTCTATTGGTAAGGATAATTCTGCTTACTTAAAAGCTAAAAGAGAGTTAGAAGTTGCAGCTAAAGAAGCTGGTTTATTTTTGGCAGCTTTTAATAGTGAAGGTCAAAAATTTGAAGATTCTGAGTCATTAGAATTAGATCAAGTTGGAGCAGCTTTATTAGCTCAAGATACTAATAGAATTGATTTTATAAGAGACTATAATAAAGGTGGTTCTAATATAAAACCAGAATTAGTTAACGGCGTTTGGGTATTTAAAATGAAAGATGAAGGTGGTAAAGATTTTATAGTAAATAGTAGGGCTTATTTAAATGAAAAAAAACCATTTTTAAATTATTTAGAAGATGACACTGAAAAGCTTGATTTAATATTTGACAACTACGCTGATAATTATAAAAATTTAGAACAAACAATTAAGAATAAAACATTAAACGGCGAAAAAATTACACAAACAGAAATAAAAAGCATGGAAGATGCTAATGCTTTTTTAGTAGATGCTCTTAAAAATGATAAAAGTTTATTAGATAGCTTTAATAGAACTAATTATCAAAGGCTTCCTAATGATGTTAAGTTAAGCCTTGGAGTATTTGATGAAAACAATGACAAGCAAAAAGAAGCGTATATTAATTTCCAAATTGATAGAATTAAACAAAGAAAAGGATTACCAGATTTAACGACAGTTGGTATAGCTACGGATGAAGTTACAATTCCTGAAAGAAAAAAACAACGAGCTCAGAAACAAAAATCTACTTCAGAAACTATAAAAGCTGAAGAAAAAAGTTTTGGAGATAAACTTATAAGTAACTTAAAAGACTTAAAAGAAGGTAAACAAGGAAGTGAAGACCCATATATAGGAACTGATTTAGATGGTAGAAATATTAGAAAAATAACTCGTGATGGTAATAAAATTACTTTTGTAACTCAAGACTTAGATAAAAGTGGAGAACCTACTGGCAATGCTTTTCCTCAAACTTTTAATTTAAACAACAGGAAAGATATTGAAAAACTTGAGCGTAAACTATTAAAGCAAACGCCGAGAAACTACAATGTAGCTAAAATTGAAACATATATTAATGAAAAAACAGGTGATTTTATAGTTGGTGAAGAATCTTTTGATGTAGATCCTTTAATAAGTTTTGATGAATTTAATGGTAATGAAACCGATGTTGTTGAAAAATTAGAAAAGATATATCCTGATGTTACTTTTAAAGAAGCAAGTCTTGGAGTTGATGCTATTAGTGTAGAAATGGATGATGGAGTAATTGAAGAATTTAGATTAGATGATAGATCAGATTATGATGATTTTATAAAACTTGTAGAATCTAAAGATGATAACACAAGCAACAGTCAATTAGCTACTGCACAGGCTTTAATAGAAAAATATTCTAAATAATGAATGAAGAATTAGAAAGAATAGTTCAAAATATGATCAACGCTGGTGAAAGCGAAGAGAATATTGCTTTAGTTATAAGAAATTATGTTCCAGAAAAAATAGAAACAATTACTGAGACTACAAAAGCTCCAGCCGTAGAAGACGCGGAATTAGTTTCTGAAGATGTTTCTATAGCCGCTCCTATTACCAAGCCACAAGCGTCTATAATGGTTGGTGGTAATAGAGTTTATCTAAATGAAGTTATACAATCTCTACAAGATCAAGACGACAGACCACTAGAAGTTCAAACAAAAGAATATAAAGATAAAGTTATAAATATAACTAAAGACCCAAATTTAAGTAAAGAACAAAAAGACGAGCAAATATCAAGCGTTTTAAAACCTAGTTATTTAATACTAGAAAGCGGAACTGGAGATGAAGCTGTTTATGTACCTAGACCAGAGGTTAAAAAGAAAATGGCAGATAATATGCCTGAAAGTATTAAAGAGTTTAAAACTAAAGAAGATTTAACAAATGCTATAAACGAGTCTATTGGTAAAACAATAAGAGATGATGAAGGAATTAAAGCTTTAGTTGAAATACAGCAGTTTAATAAAAAAGATATTCTTGAAGAGAAGGCTTTAGAAATACAAAACAAAGCTGATTTAACTACTCCCGAGGGAGTTGCTAAAGCTAAAAAAGAATTTAATGACTTTTATAAAGCAGAAGTTTACGGTGAGTTAGAAAAAAGTCCTGCTTTTAATAAAATAATAAAAGACTTAGAGGTTGTTGGAGCTGATGTAGCTGGAGAGTTGAATAAGGAATGGGGAAGATATAATGATGAGTTTTTAAGAGGTATAGATGAGTCAAGTTTTTGGAGCCCTGGAGGTGTTAAAGAAATGGCTTATAAAGGTATTAATTCCTTTAAAAGTGCTATTGATAAAACAATGTTAAGTGGAGAGCAATTGGCTTTTCAAAAAAGTGATGAAGAATTAAAAGATCTTGAAACTAAAATAGAAAATAAATCTATAGGTTTAGATGACGAAATAAGTGTAAGAAAACAAGAGGTTGGAATATCAGGTCGTCCTACTTTTACAGTAGAAAAAGTTAAAGTAAAAGATAGATTAGAGGAATTAAAAAGTAAAAAAGAAAATCTTACTGAAAACATAGTAGAAGGTTTAGATAAAATAAAAGCAACAGATGATTATCTTGCTTTATTTACTGAATCACCAGATCCAGAAGGTTTTGGTTTTGAGTATGCTTTAAATGCTGCTAAAGCTGCTCCATCTATAATAGCAGAGCAAGCACCTCAATTAATTGTTGGTGGTCTTTCTGTTTTTGGTGGGCCTATTACAGCAGGTATATCTACTGCAGCCATGTTTACGCCTATGTATGCTGAAAACTACTGGGGTGCCTTAACAGATGGACTAAGAGATGAACTAGGTAGAGAGCCAAATAGAGAAGATTATATAAAAGCTTTAGAAGAAGGTAAATACGCTAGCCAAGCTAATGCCGCAGCTTTTGCTGCTGTACAAACTGCAGCAGAAAGATTTGGAGCTAAAAAAGTATTAAACTCTACTTTTACTAAACTTGGTAAAAATACAGCTGGTGGTGTCGGATCACTTTATAAAGGTGAAATAAAAAAGTTTGCAAACAACGCTGTAAGAAAAGGATTAGATATGACTGAAGCAGGTTTTACAGAAAGACTTACAGAAAGTGCTCAGTCTTTTTTAAATCAAGTTTCTATAGGTACTCAAACAGGTGGTGCAACTGATATGTTTAAATTCATAGACATTGATCAAATAAACAAGGAAGGTGAAATGGGTATGATAGCTGGTTTCTTTATGCCTTTTGCTGGAAATGTTGCTAGACAAAGTTTAGTTGAGCTTAAAAGCTCTGCTAGAGATGTAGCTACTAAATTTGATTTAACATCTAATATTCAATTAGCAGAGGCTGACAAGTTCTTTTCAGCAGCTCAAAAAAACATAGATAATAAGTTTAAAAATGGCGAAATAACAGCTGAAGAAAAACAATTAGAAATAGAATCTTTAGCTAACACTAGAAACGCAGGGTTAAAAATACCTAAGAAGTTTGGAACAAAAGCTAAGCAAAAATCTTTTGATTTAATACTTGAAAGACAAAAATTACAAGATGAGGTAAATAAAGAAGATGAAGCTTTCACTGGTCCAGCTAAAGAAAGAATTAGAGAAATTAATACAGAACTTGGTAATATACAATCTGTAGAAACAGCTACTAGAGCAGCTGTTAAAGCTGTAGAAAAAGCTGATATTGATTTAAATGTAATAGAGCTAGATACCGAAGCCGATGTAGAAAATTATCTTAAAGAAAATACTAACATAGCGGCTTCTAAAGCTAAACAAGCTGGCAAGCAAAGAGGTTTTATAATGCCTGATGGTAAAACTATTATTATTAATAAAGATGTAGCTTCTAAAGAAGGTGCTGTAACTACAGCCGCTCATGAAATATTACATGGTGTTTTATTTAATACACTTAATAAAGGCGACGAAAGCGCTTTTGCTTTAGCTAATGCTATTAAAATGCAATTAAGTAATATTAACACTGAAGACTTTAAAAACTCAGATCTTGCCGCTAGAATAGAACAATATAAAGCAGATCCTGACATTAACGAAGCTACTAAAGCCGAAGAAGTATTAACATTGTTTTCTGAAGCAATAGCCACTGGTGATATTAAATTTGAAGAAGGAGTATTTACTAAATTAAAAGATTTTGTTAGACGTATATTACAAAACGCTGGTTTTAGTAATATAGATTTTAACGACAGTAAAGATGTATATAACTTTATAAAAGATTATAATAAATCTATAAGTAAAGGTAAGTTTACTAAAGCTCAAGTTAAAGCAGCTAAAGAAGGAGTTGTTGTAAGTGAAAGATTAAAAGACAGAGTTAAAGATGTAGCTGAAAAAGGAGTTGATGAAACTATACTTAAGTTTTCTAAATCTGAAGTAACCGACTTAGCTAAACAATATAAAAAAGATCCTGCTAACACAGATGTAGAAGAATTAATAAAGCAATATGATAATGTAGCTTTAAAAGCTTTAGGCTATGATATATCTAAAGGTACTATTGCTCCAGAAGAAGCTATATCATTTGTTAATAAAGAATTTGATAGTATATTAAAAAGATATGATGGATCTACAGAGTTTTCTACTTGGGTTAATTCTAATATAAGACCTAAACGTCAGGCATTTTATGATGAACAAATAGGTGAGCAAGCAGAGACAACTAGTATTGACTCAGAGCAAGCTAGACAACTTGTAGATGACTCAGAAACTACAACTGATGATAGGACTGAAAAAGAAATAAGACAAGCAGAGAGAAAGATTAAAGTAGCAAAAAGATTAAACTTAGAAGATAAAGCTATAAAAGAAGTTAGTGAAAAAGTAAAAGATGTTGACTTATCTAAAGTTAATTACAAAACTCTTAAAAACTTAGCTAATGAAACTATTGGTGAAGCATTTGGTATATCACCTAATAAAATATTAAATAATGCCAACTTAACTAAAGGTGAAATAGCTAACGCTCAAAGATATATAAAAAATAATATTGATTTATTAAAAGCTTTGTTACCTGATGGCTATAACAAAGATTTTAAATCTACTGGTGTTCCTAAAGTATTACTTGATAAATTTTATAATAAACGTAGTGTAAGAGCTAAAACAGGTGCTGGATTAAACGTACAAATAAAAAAACCTAATATTACAGATAAAGAATTTTTAGAGGTATTTGGTTTTGTAGATGGTAAACCAACTAGAGATGATAGGAATATATCTGCTAGAATAATTGCTTTAGCTAATCAAACTGGTAAAGCTATAACTAATCAAACTGTTAGAGAGCAATTACAAAAAGAAGGTATGCCTGAACCTGCTTTGCAAGATATTAAAAGCGGCACACCAACTGCTATGTTTAGTTTATCTACTAAACCTATACAAAATAAATTAAATGAACTAGCTTTATTAAGAGATAAAAAAGCTATAGCTAAATATTTAGGATTTAAATCTGAAGCTATAAATGAATCTACTAGACCAAAGCTTCAGGAGTTAATGTTAAAAGCTTCTAAATACTTAGATATGTCTATAGTCGCTGCTGGTATGATGGGTAGTGGTGGTAGGCAAACTTTTTATGGAGATTTTAAGGATGGAAAATTTGTAAGAGATCCTAAAGCTAGTAAAAAGTGGATTAAAAGAACTAATGGTGAATATATTTTATTTGAGCAGAAAAAAGATGGAAAATTTACTAGAGTAAATAAAAAACAAGTAGCAGAGTTTGATGATTATGTAGCTAAGCCAGGTAGATTATACTATAGTACAAAAGACCCTGCTTACAAAAAGTTAGTTAAAAATGTTGAAAAATCTCCATTTGAAGGCACTTTTAAACAAATAAAATTACCAAAAGACGGTAAAATAACAAAAAGTTTTTTAGATAATAAAAAGAGGCAAAGTGATTTAAATATGGAAATTTTAGATCACGTTGTTAATAAACTTGCTCAAGCAGTTCAAGATAGAATGTCTATGGATATAGCTGGTATGATTATAATACAAAGTTATCAAGCAACTAGTGGTCTTATAAAAACAGCTGCACCTTTTAAATACATGTCTGACGTTTTTGAGTACGGAGACAAGAAAGATGGTATAAAAAAATATAGAGAAGAGCATAATCCTCCAGCCTCTGTAATTGGTGCTAACTTGTTGTGGGCTATAAAAAATAATGCTGCTAAACCTATAATGAAAGAAGTTAGAAAAAACTTTCACCAAACAGTATTATCTAAAAAAGATGATTCAAAGTTAGATATAGACTACGCAGCGACTTTACCAAATGGAACTAATATAACTACAGATCCTATTATAAGGATGGCAATGGCTGGTATTAATTTAAATACTATAAAAAATGTTGTAACCGGTAAATCTATAATAGAAGAATTTGGACTAGGTATAGATAATAAATTTAGTTCTATACAAAATGTTTCAGCTTTTCAAAATAACCTAGTTGAACAAGTAATATTAGAAGATTTAGATATTAAAGAAGCTAAAAAGCAATTAGATCAATACTTAAAAATAGCGCCAAGCCAATTAAAAGCCAGTAAAAGTACTAATAAAACTCTTAAAGATTCTAAAGTTTTAGATGTAGAAGATAATTTAAACATTGAAGATTTACTAAGTAAAGCTTCTAGTATAGATGAGGCTTTAAATATAGCTAGAGATGTTAATGCTAAAGTTAAAAAAATTAGAGTATTTGACTTTGATGACACTTTAGCAACTACTAAATCTAATGTTTTATTTACAGCGCCTGATGGAACTGAAGGTAGTTTAACTGCTGAAGAATTTGCTACTAAAGGTAAAGAACTATTAGATCAAGGCTATGTATTTGATTTTACTGAATTTGATAAAGTAACTAAAGGTAAACCTGGTCCACTTTTAGATATAGCTAAAAAAATACAAGCTGCAAGAGGCACTGAAGATGTGTTTGTATTAACAGCAAGAGCACCTGAAGCTGATGTAGCTATTAAAGAGTTTTTAGATAGTCAAGGATTAAATATACCATTAGAAAATATAACAGGGTTAGGTAAATCAAATGCTGAAGCTAAAGCTAATTGGATGGTAGATAAAGCAGCTGAAGGTTATAATGACTTCTACTTTGCTGATGACGCATATCAAAATGTTAAAGCAGTTAAAGATGTAATGTCTGTTATCGATGTTAAATCTAAAGTACAACAAGCTAAATTTTCTTTATCAAAAGATTTAAACTCTGACTTTAATAAAATATTAGAAAACAAAACTGGTATTGGTGCTGAAAAAGTTTATTCAGATGCTAGAGCTAAAACAGTTGGAGCTAATAAAGGTAAGTTTAAATTCTTTATTCCACCATCAGCTGAGGATTTTGTAGGTTTATTATACCCAACATTGGCTAAAGGTAAATTAGGTGATCAACAAATGGCTTGGTATAAAGAAAGATTATTAAATCCTTTTGCAAGAGCCTATGAAAACTTATCAAGAGATAGGGTTAATTTAATGAACGATTTTAAGGCTCTTAAAAAAGAACTTGAAGTACCTAAAGACTTACGTAAAGAAGCTATTGATGGATTTACAAATGAACAAGCTGTAAGAGTTTATCTTTGGAACAAGCAAGGTTTAGAAATACCAGGTATATCAAAAAGAGATTTAAAAGATTTAACTGAAGTTATTGACAAAAACCCTAAGCTAAAAGTATTTGCAGATCAATTGCAAGCTATAAATAAATCAGATGGTTATCCAGCTCCACAAGATTCTTGGTTAGTTGGTACAATAACAACTGATCTTATTAATGGTTTAAACACTGTAAAGCGTGCTAAATATTTAGAAGAGTGGCAAACAAATGCTGATATAATATTTTCAAAAGAAAATTTAAACAAGATGGAAGCCATATATGGTCCTAAGTATAGGGAAGCTATGGAAAATGTTTTATCAAGAATGAAAACTGGGAAAAATAGATTGTTTAGTGAAAGTAGAATAGGTAATCAAGTATTAGACTATATTAACGGATCTATTGGAGCTATAATGTTCTTTAACACTAGATCAGCTGTACTTCAGACAATATCTTCTATAAACTTTATAAACTGGAGTGATAATAATATTTATAAAGCTGGTAAAGCTTTTGCTAATCAAAAACAATATTGGAAAGATTTTACAAAATTAATGAACTCAGACTTTTTAAAAGATAGAAGACAAGGGTTAAAACTTAATATATCTGAATCTGAAATAGCAGATGCTGCGGCTACAAGTAAAAATAAAGCTAAAGCTGCTTTAAATTATTTACTGCAAAAAGGATTTTTACCTACACAAATAGCTGATAGCTTTGCTATTGCTTCTGGTGGTGCTACTTATTATAGAAATAGAATAAATGCTTTAATTAAAGATGGTATGCCTCAGAAAGAAGCTGAAGAACAAGCATTTAGAGATTTTAGGGAAATAGCTGAAGAGTCTCAACAATCAAGTAGACCCGATAGAATATCACAACAACAAGCAAGTAACGTTGGTAGAGTTATATTAGCATTTGCTAATACGCCTTCTCAATATGCTAGGATAATTAAGAAAGCCGCAAGTGACCTTAAGAATAAAAGAGGTGATTGGAAGAATAATATATCTAAAATTATATATTATGGAGCTATGCAAAACCTTATATTCAATGTATTACAACAAGCTTTATTTGCAGTAGGCTTTGGAGATGATGATGAAGAAACAGCACAAAGAGAAAAGAAATATGTTGGTATAGCTAATGGTATGGTTGACTCACTATTAAGAGGTTTAGGTTATGGTGGAGCCGCTGTAGCCACTGCTAAAAACTTACTACTAGATGTATATGAAAGATCTAAAAGAAAAAGACCTGAATATGTAGATTCTGCTTGGAAGTTGTTAGATTTTTCCCCACCAATAGATTCTAAAGTATCTAAACTAAAAGCCGCAGGCTACATGGTGGATAAATACGGAGATGATATGATTGACAAGGGCTTTGCTATAGATAATCCAGCTTATGAAGCTGCTTCTAAAGTTGTCTCTGCAACAACTAACGTACCATTAGATAGATTATTTACTAAAACTAATAATATAGCAGCTGCTATGGGTGAAGACGCTGAAGTTTGGCAAAGAGTTGCCATGATGTTAGGTTGGCCAGAATGGCAAATAAAACCTAAACAAAAAAAGAAAAAATTTACGCTTATAAAATAAGGAACAAATAAAAAACTGGGCACCATACCCAAAGTTCCTGTAACCAAAAAGGGGATCGTAATTGATCCCCTTTTATTATTTAGGCTTTATATGCCCGTATCCTTTTTTCTTTAATTCACGATGTTTTTCGTAGGTATCAGCTTTTATAGCGCTTTTACCTTTATACATCATGTGAGGTTTAAACTTCTCTGCCATATATTAAAATTTAATTGTAATACCAAATGAAAAAACTAAAACTCCACTAGCTATAGCTAATTCATTAGGTCCTAACTTTGGTTTTTGTTTGTGCCAGATCATATTTCCAGCGCCGAAAGACATCATTGCAATGCCTCCGACTATTGCTATTTTTTTTGTCATTTTAATTTTAGTATTGTATTTAAATTAGAGTATATTATACCTATTAAAATTATAGAACAATATATTATAGAGTTTTGTAGATCGTTTTTTATAGTCAAGGTAAATATACTTAAGAAAACTAACTTAGCAGCTAAGCTGCCATATACTAATGCTAGTCCACTGTTTTTTACTTTTATAAATATAGTTGTAACGAACTTGTTTATAGCTAACATAACACCTGTAGCTAATAAACCATAGACAAATGATTCTATCATGTTATTTCACATGCTCCACCTGCACAGGCTAATTCACCTGAAAGATCTGTATCATCGTCTGTTTCTACAATCCTAGTTAAATCAACATTCTTTAAATGTTTCATAGCCATATCGTAATTAACTTTACTTATGTCTTCAAAAGGTGCTTGGGTATAAGTACCTCCATCATAAGGTAATACAGATAATCCATTATAATGGTCTCTATTTTTCCACATCCACTTACCTGCTGCGTCCCATTCGTCTTGCTTTAAACTAACAGTTGCAGAAACATTGTGAGTGTTAGATCCCTTTCTGTGACCAGGTTTAACCCATTCAGTAGCTACCTTTTTAATTCTTTCAAGTAGATCAAATGGTGATTCATCCCTTAATATAGAACCTTTAGGTGCTTTTTGCGGTATACTAATTACAGCAGTGTCGTGAGGTCTAAAAAATTCATCTTCAATTAACTCAGGATGATTAGTTGCTAAATACTTATACATAGATTCGTTTTTACCAACTCTGATCCTACGTGTATAGTAATCTGCATGCCATGCGTGAATACCCGATGAAGTTCCTAATGCCAGAGATGTCGTCCCAGCAGGCTTCACGGTTGTACATCTTGCAGCTGGATTAATACCAATTAACTTAGCTGTCTTTGTATTCTCTCTTTTGACTATACTTGCAGCGGCCTTCATATCCAACTGCAGCACAGCGGCACTCCCTATCCCTGTCATTGATACACCGATAAGGGCGTCCTTCTCTGTCGTTTCTCTCCATATATCTCTTAAATAATGAAAGTCAGTGTAACCAGCTTGTAGCGTACCTATAAAGCTTGCTTTCTTAACTCTATCGTTAAAGTCTTCTTGTGACTCAAGATCACTAGCATTTACCTCACATAAGTTACAAAACTGAAAAGGTCTTAATGCTATTTCACAACAAGGATTAGTTCCCCAGTCTTTATCGTTATTAAGATAAATACCTGGTTCACCTGATCCTGATAACTCTACACGTTTCCACAGATCCATAAAAAACTCTTTAGTTACTTTATGTCTCATTAAAACAGCAGAATTATTTGATCTACCTCTTTGTGGGTCTGTTTCCCACCAGTTTCCAGACTTAGCTGCTATCATTTCATCATCTCCCGCAGAGAACAAACTAATTAAAGCTGCTCTACGTATACCACCTGCTAATACAGCATCGGCAATATGGCAAACAACGTCGTGTGCTTCTAAAGTTGTTAATGGTGTTCCATCTTCTTTACCATCAAATATACCTTTAATTTTTAGTATACACTCTTTTAATGGTTGAGGCCCTGGTGCTTTACCTCCAGATGTTACGAGCTGTGCTCCCTTTGGTCTAATATCAGAAAAATCAAACTGTATGCTAGATGATCTCTTATCACCCATATAGGACTTCATAAGAACCTTAATAGCATCAGCCCATCCTTCTATACTATCACCAATTAAAAACCTTCTAGTTCTTTTAATATAAGGTTTATTAACTATAGGTAACTTAGCTACGTGGTGTTGTTGTACAGAGTAACCTACTCCGGTTCCACCTAATAATAAAAACATTATTTCATGAAAACATTCAATGCTATCAATAGGTAAATAAGCACAATTGTAAACTCGATTAGGCGAGATCTCAATAGGCTTACCTCCAAATTGTAATGATCGCATAGACGGTAAAATCTTTTTTTCATATACTAATTTGTAAGCTTCTTCGATTTGGTCAGTCAACGCAGGATACTTTTTAATATGCATGTTTTTATTCCTGGTAACTAATTCAGCCCAAGTCTCTCTACGATTTAACTCAGGTACGAATTTAGCATACTTCATATAAACTGTTATATCACTTAGTATCTTGTTGCTTAACTCCATCTTCTTTTACTTTTGCTTTTTCTTTTACATTTTCTTCCATCTGCTTTTTTAAAGCATCAATGGCATCTTGATAATCAGGCATTAACTTTATTGTTTCTAAAGTTCCTACACTTAATTCTCTAAGATGTGTTATTTCATTTATTAATTGCTGTAACACGTTGGTCACAGCTTTAATCTTGTTTTGCATTTCTAATAACTTGCTCTCTTTCATCTTCCTTGTCCTCTATATTTTTTCTTGTAATGAATACTGTTTTTAGAATTAGATGTCCTACATTTACTATGAACACCTGGTCTTTTCTTTTTTACCTTAACTCGATACGGTGATAGTGTCAGTCTGGCCATATTTTTCTGAATATTTAATTAAATCTTTATATTTTAGATAACCTTTAGCTTCAATACTCCAGTCTATAAACTTTTGTAGTTGACGCTCGGCATATTTCCTTCTTGCTAAATCTTTTTTCTCCCAAGAATTAAGTTCACGGTTTCGTCGCATTCTTTTTGATTTTGTGGTTTATATAACGTAACTTCTGACTTAGTGTGGAATAAGTACATTTTAAATAGCTTCCAACGTATGGGAAAAGTTTCATTAGCTCTGCCTTTACATTCAATAATAAAACTTGATCCGACAAAATCAGGAGTATATTTAATATTGAGTATCTTTTTTTTACCTCTGTCTTTATATTCTCCTTTGCCGTTAGATTGTCTTTCATAAGATGATTTATCGTAGTTGAAAGAAGGGATCAACTCATAAGTTGTCCCTTCATATTTTGCTTTGATCTTAGCTTTTTTCAAAGCTATGTACATATATTTCTCAAGACCAGACTGGAAAGTAATACCATCGTAAGTTACTTTCTTAGACCGCACAGGTCCTTTCTTTTTATACCGGCGAGATCGCATCGTCCCAGTCTAATTGTGCTGTTGAAGCATGTGATGGATGTGGAGGTCTAAAACTAGCTTTGCTAGCTTCAGCTATAGCTTCCTTAGCTATTGAATTGTCATTCAACTCTTCTTTCGCAGCTTGAATGTAAAGTATTGCATCCATTAATTCTTCTTGAACATCATTTAAGTAACCAGCTAAATCTTTATGCTTTCCAGTTCTTTCGTCGTGTAATGTTCTACCATACTTAGCATAGCCAACATCTGAACGTGTTACAAATTTGTCACACACTCTTTCGACCACGGGGTCTCTAAATAAAATAGTTTTACTCTTCATCTTTAACAAATGTTCCGTTAACCATTTTACCAGTTCTTTTAGCTATAACTTTGTATGCTTCGTCTATACACTCTTCGATTGTTGTACCGCCAAGATGAGCCATATTAGTTAATACAACTACCATATCTCCTATAGCGTCTACAAACTCTTCTTGATTATCCTTAAGTACAGCTCTACCTAATTCACCAGCTTCTTCCATTAATTTACAGAACTGAGTTTTAGTATCGCCTTTAGTATAAAGACCTCTTTCGCCTGCCCAGTCTCTTATAAGCTGGAATCTATTATCAGTATTCATATATTTCATATTACCGTTTAATGTAGCTCTTTTATTTAGAGTATCGTAATACGCTTGATATGCATCGTCACCAAATGGAAATCTAGGTGTGTTAAAGTATTTAGCAAATGCTTTATTATATATGTAACATCTTTCAGTAGTAAACTGTGATGTTGTTATATTTTCCATTATCCATTTTATAGTGTCCATGTTTATCTCAAACTTACCGTGAGATGTTAACCATGTTTTACCCATATTATCCATTAATCTACCTTTTAACTTAGATACAGGTACTGGAAATGTTGAGGTTTGTTCGGTTGCGTTTATATTCATTGTTTGGTTTTTTATTTGGTTTATATATAAATCTTTGTATTTCTGTCTGTCAACCCTATAGCCGTAAGATAATTGAAGTTCTAACTCGCGGTCGGATATATAATCTATATCTGTACTTTGTTCTAGAACTTCTACTTCGTCTAAGTCATAACCCTGTTGGTCTACGACTCTAGATATAAGATCACGTGTAACACCTATTTTTTTACCCGGTATATGGTATAAATAATAATTAATTTTATCCATACATTTTAGCTCTTCTAGTTATTACATTTTCTTCAGGTAGCTGATCATCATATATATGCAAATTATGTGCAAAATGATAATATATACCCATGTTGTATCCTGTGCGTTTAGAGACCATCTCTTGCAGTTTGCTGAATTGATATTGATCATTACAGAAACCAAACCAAAGATCGTTAGATCTCATTACAACACACATATCAAGCTTATTATCTACAACTGTAAACTGCACAGCATAAGTACAAGGTGTATCGTGTCTGTATTTACTTATTTCTTTACCATCGTATATCGATATTGCAGCTTGTCTTGTTCCTGCATTGTCTTTCAACTGTGCTATAACCTTGTCTAGTTGATAACCTCTTTCCCATTGCCAACCATAATTAGAGTTTACATTACCATTACCATCAGACATACGTTGCCATATTTGAGGTATCTTACCATATATTTCACCAAGTTTAGCGGTTGATCTATCACCTGATAAGTACCACTGCCACTCAGCTTCAGCATACTCAACATTAAAGTTTCTAGCTTCATTGGTTATTATTCTATCTTTAGGATTTAATATAGTAAAGCCTTGATTAAACATAGCTTTAGTGTTATTAAACCTTTTACCTTCATTAGGTATTACCCCATAGTAAAAGTCAAAAGCTTCGCTTGCGTTTTTAAATTTATATTCTATCATATATTTATTATCCTTTACCCTTCGTATTTAGTTTGTAATAATATCTATACATTTCAAATAGTTTAGGATATATCTC